GCGACTGCAACTTTATTTAAAAGTGTTGGCGCAGATTTTCCTGGAACGTGTGCAGCTATTTACGTTTCCTCTGGAGGAGTATTAACAATCAGTGGGGAGGTGTTGTCTTTACAGGATTATGCTGTAGCTATATTTAATGATGGTAGTACATTAAATATTTCAGGTGCGATAGAATCGGGATTGTCCGATGTCATCCGTTTATATGGAAGCGGTACAAAAAATCTTACTTTAAATAATTGCCAAATAACTTCTGGTGTGGGCACTAACTCAATCAGTGCTACAACAGCACAAACAGTAATTTCAACCAATTCAACAGCAAACAGAGCGGTAGATGCTAATATAACAGTGGATGGAACACTAACAATAATTTAGTTCACATTTAGAACAATTGAAACCTTATGGAAACCGGAATAAAGGTAGAGAACTCTCAGCAGCTTATAGATATCCTTAACGGCGTACTCCCGGCTATCCGGAGTAAGGCCGTTATATCGGGTATGGTAGAGGGGGCTAACCTTATAAACGCCCGGGCTAAGGCGGCTTTAATGGCTGGAAGGAAGGGGCAGAGTAACACCCAGTACAGCTACTACGCTACAGCTTTTAAATCGGAGAAGCTAAAAGGGAAGACTCCGGACGAGCTAGGGATCCGGACGGGGGTATGGAATAAAGAGAACGGGTATAAATTACGCTGGCTGGAGTGGGGGACCCAGGACCGTACAACCTTTAGACGTAAGAACCGGTTAACCGGCGAAGTCTCCGAACCTGCTAGCCGTGGCAGGATTACAGGTAATAACTTCTTTTTCGGTACCGTACGTAACCAGCAGGACGAAGTCTTTAGAGTAGTCTCTGAGGCTATTATAAAGAGCCTGGAGCAGTTAACCGCTAGCAATGCCTAGCATATACAAGCCCGCGGCTAAGGTCTTTAAGCGTAGGTATAAGACGAAGCGGGACAACGTAAACCACGCGGCGGTATATAATACTAAGCGCTGGAGGACGGTAAGACTAGAGAAGCTTAAACGGGATCCGCTTTGCGAGATATGCTTACAGCAGGACAAGCTAAGCCCGGGAGTAGAAGTACACCATATAACCCCGATAAGCAGCGGGAAGACCATACAAGATAAACAAGCGCTGGGCTTTAATCCGGCAAACCTAAAGACACTTTGTAAACTTTGCCACGAGGAGCTACACAATGATAACAACCGGATCCAAAATAAATTTAATACTAAGCCAGAACGCGGCGGTAGTAGCTTTAGTTTCGTCTAGGATATACCCTATAGTCCTCCCGGAGGGGACAGCGTTACCCTGTATAGTATACGAGCGCTCCTTTACTAACCAGAATACTAAGGACGGGCTGGCACAGTCTGACAGCGTAGTTAATATTACGATCCTGGCTACGGACTACCTAACCACTATAAAAATAGCTCAGGCCGTAGACGTCGCCCTTAAAGGTTACAGGGATAGCAGCGTAAAGAGACTTGTACTCTCCAACGGGGCGGAGACCTACCAGGAAGGCGCCTTTATCCAGAACCTAACCTACACCGTAATAAGCGTATAAATATTTCTATCCGGGTAGTATTTAACAGAAAATACTACTATGGCAACAGAACCGGAAAAAATAGAGTACGGCGGGGATATGATGTTATTCCTAGCTACGGGCTTACCTATAGCCTTCTCCACAAATGCTAAGCTCTCCATAAAATTAAACACCCGGGAGATCAGCTCTAAAGACTCCGGCTACTGGACCGAAAAGAAAGCCGGTAGGCTGGACTGGAACGCCGGGAGCGACGCTCTCTATACCGAAGTACTTACGGGCACCGCTACCACTACCTCCGTAGACGAGCTCTACGCTCTTATGATAGCCCGGACGCCTATTACTATGGTCTTCGGGGCTGCTACGGGAACAGCAGGCGCGCAGACTAACGACGCGACCAAAAAGAAGTACACCGGCACCGCCTTAATTACTTCCCTCGACATTAACGCCCCGGACGGGGAGACTACTACTTACACTATAGCTCTGGAGGGGACCGCCGCGCTGGTATGCGCTTAAATCTGGTAGGTGGGTTTATGCAAATTAGCCGGGCTTAACGTCCGGCTTTTTTTATTTTATAGACTTTTAATAGTAGGGTAGTATTTAAAAGAAAACCTACCAGGATGAAACAAATAAGCATAACAATAAAAGGGGTAAGCTACATACTTAAAACCTCCTTCCGCGCTCTTATGGAGTTCGAGGAGATGACAGGCCGGAGCGCTACCCTTATTAACGTCTCTGTCTCCGACTCTATTAAAGTCTTCTACTGTATGCTCTCCGCCGCTAACCGTCCAGTGTTTACTTATTCCTTCGAGGAGTTCTTAGACGCGCTGGACGCTGAGCCGGATCTGCTTACCCAGTATAATAAGTATATGCTAAGCCTCCTACCTAAGGAGAAGGCCGTAGCAGATAAAAAAAAAGCGGAGAGGCGCTAAAGATATCCCAGCTATACGGCCTTATAGTTTATGACTGTAGGATATCTCCGGAGTACTTCTTAGATCAAATGACAGACATAGAAGCCTCCGCCCTTCTGGAGCGCTTTAACGTGGATTACAGGGAGCAGTGGGAGCGGGCCAGGTATACGGGCACAGTAGCAGCCCTTACCGGTAGAATAAAAGATAAGGCCTACGAGAAGCTAATAACCTTTAGCTGGGAGAAGCAGGCCAAAGAGAAGACGGTACGACCTACACCGGACAAAGTAAAAGCACTACGCGAAGAGTACAGCGCCGCTTATGAGCGCTACACTAACGGACAAACCGAAACTTTTAACCCAGATGGGAAAATTTAACCTCCTTACTACCCTCTCTCTTAACGCGGCTGGAATGTCCGCGGGACTAAAGGCCTCCGTAGCGGACGTAGAGAAGTACGTTAACGATACTAAAGGCGCTAACTCCGCCCTTACTTATTCCTTCCGCGACACGGCGGAGATGGGAGTAGGGGAGATGCGTAAGGAGTTAATAAAATTACGTAATACTTCCTTTGCCGGTAAGACTAAGGAGGAGATATTTACTATTAACTCCCGTATAGGAGAGCTTACGGACTCTATGGGAGACCTTAAAGCACAACAGAAGGCGCTGGGTACGGAGTTCGGTACTGCTATGGCTTCGGGGCTCCGGACTGTAGCAGCTATAGGAGAGGTAGCCGTAGGTACGGCGTCTCTCTTCGGAGCCAGTAAAGAGCAGGCCCAGAAGTACCAGCAGGTAATGACCTCCTTAATAGGCGTTACTCAGGCTATGGGAGTTATAGAGGACGCCCTCCAGACTAAACAGTTTCAGGCTATAGCCGTAAAGATCCAGTCTATATTTGTTACTAAGGCCCAGACCGCCGCTACTGTACAGGCTACTGCGGCCCAGCGCGGGCTTAACCTAGCTATGCTGGCTAACCCCTACGCGCTGGCCCTGGCTGGGATAGTAGCCTTAGGCTTAGGGCTGGTAGCGCTGGCCTCCTCCCACGAGCGGACCATACCGGAGATAGATAAGACCTCCGAAGCCTACCAGACTCTTATAGACAAGCAGAAGGAGTTAATGGGGCTGTCCGTGGATATGGCTACGGCTAACGAGGACGCCGTTAATAAGATGCTGGTAAACTCCGGGAAAATGACGGAGAAGGAGTACAACCTTAAAAAGATTAACGCGGATAAGATCCGGAAGCTGGACGACGTTAACGCTAAGGAGCAGGCGGCTATAAGAGCGGCCCAGTTAGCGTTTGAACAGACAGCCGGGTATACTTACGCTAACCTGGAGACGGACCGGGCTAAGGCAGTGCAGGACGCTAACAGCGCCCGCGCGGAGATCATTAAAGAGGCCTTTATCCTGGAGCAGGGACTTAATAAGACGGCTAAGAAGACAGCAGTAGACACCGCTACAGAGTACGAGAAGCTAAATACAAAGATATCCGACGTAAATAAGAATATACAGAACTACATACTCCTGGGTAAGGACGCCTCCGGACTTATAAAACTTAAGGCGGAGCTGGAGAGTAAAAAGCTGGCCGTAGACCTCGTCGTTAACCAGATGGAACTACGGGACAGCGGGGGGCTTATTAACGCCTCAGACATTACCGCAGACCTACAGGCCGCCCTGGACCAGGCAGTAGAGGAGATAACAGTAGAGCCGATCCCGGTAGAGCTTAAGCCTATCCAGACCGGAGGGCTTATAGACCTTAAGGATAAGGCTAACCTGGCAGCCGGAGCAATAGGCGGACTATCCGACGCCTTCGTAGCTATGGCTGGAGATAACGAGGTAAGCATAAAGGCCGTAGTACAGGCTACCCTGGCAGGGATAAGGCAAATTATAATAGCTAAGCTGGGGGAGGCTATAATGGGACAGACGGCCTCTAACAGTAAGTTTGGACTGCCTGGTCTTATTATGGCAGCCGCAGGGATAACGGGAGTAATGGCAATATTTAACAGCCTTCCGAAGTTTGCAGGCGGCGGTCTGGTAGGGGGCAACTCATTAACCGGAGACAGGATCCCAGTAATGGTTAACTCCCGCGAAATGATATTAAACCCTTCACAGCAGGCGGAGCTCTTCGCAATGGCTAACGGGGCAGGCGGGGCCGCTGGTAACGTCCGCTTCGAGATAGAAGGCTCTAAGCTGGTAGGCGTACTGGGTAACTACAGTAAAAAAACTAACTCTTACAGGTAATGGCAGACTGGAACAAAAAATACTACTATACCTTCCGTAATACGGAGGACCAGCTCTTTACCGTAGAGATATGGGAAGACATACCCGACGGTAACCCGATCCCCGTCCCTACCCAGATAAGGGGCGACGCTAGCCCGGCTATCCTGCAATATAACGCGGATAACCTGTATACCCCTGTAAGGGGATCCGGAGCGGAGCTTACCTTACTCTCCACTTCGGACCGTATGTACTTTAACCTCTACACCTCAAATATGTTAAGGTACCAGGTACGGATCTATAAAACCGTCTGGATAACCCCTATTTACTCCGTGGAGGTATTAGTCTGGCTGGGGTTCTTAGACCCTGAGAACTACCGGGAACCCTTCGACCTTATAGCGGACTACCCGGTAAGCGTAACGGCTAACGACGGCTTTAACCTGCTCTCCCGTATGGCTTACATAGCTTATGATCCTTTAACGGAGGTATACTCTAAGTACACCGGCTTAGATGCTGAGTGGACCGTATTAATGAGGGTAATACAGAAGTTAAATTTACCCTGGGTTAATATCTACGTAGGCCTAAGCTCCACTATCCCGGGAGTAACTCTGGCAGCAGGGGAGACTGTCCTACACCGGCGCTATGTGAATAACGATAACTACTATAATGAAGACGGGGAGCCGGAGACCTGTAGGACCGTACTAGAGAACCTCTTAACCTCTTTAGGGGCTTACATAGTACAGCTTAACGGAGACCTTTATATAACCGACTCTAACCACGTAGCCAGCGGGACTACTGCCAGCTTTAAGAAATACGCTTACGGCTTCGAGACCACGGCTTATGTAACTACCGTTAACATTAACATAGATAACGGAGATATCAGCACATTAAAGCCGCAGACCTCTAAAATAACTATGGAGGTAGAGCCCGGGATCAATAAGCAGGTAGTAAGCTACAGCCCGTATAACCTTAAGACTCCGCTGGAATTCGACCCGGTAGAGGACTTCTCCGGGACCGGTACGGACACTACCTACGGTACTACTCTATACAGATGGACGGAGACCAGCTTACCGGACTCTGAGAGCTGGACTAAGTCTAACTCCGGAGAGTTTATTAATATGGTAGGCATAGACGGGGACAATACAGACGTAAAGGAGAGCTACCTAAAGATAACTAACTCCGGCTTAACCGGAGAGGCTCTTACCTCTCAGGAAGGCGCGGACAGCTCTACGCTATCCTTCACCTATAAAAAGCCGCTACCCTTCCTAATACCCTCCAGTACGTACCGCCTTAAACTGGAGTGTGAAATATACATACGTACGGTTAACGACCTTAACAACCCCGCCGCGCCGCCTACCATAGGGATATCTGTAGCGCTGCTTACCTGTAGGCTTAAGATAGGGAGTAAGAAATACCATAGGGGGTTCTACGACTGGGACCGCGGCTGGACTACTTTATCCGGGACCGAAGACCTTACGCTGGCCTTCTACCAACAGCCGGACTCTATAACCTGGAACCCTATAAATGATAAATGGTTTACCCTGGGTAAACAGCATATTGAATATTACGGAGGAGGTACGGACGACCAGGTAGTAACTGTAGAGGACTACTTAATAGACATTACCTCCGCGGATATAGACGGCGGGGTTATAGAGCTGGAGGTTTACGGCTTCCGCGTCTACGATGGTAACAGCTTTACGGAGGTAGAGGTAGAAGACTTCCGGATCCGGAACCTTAATATAAAAGTAGTAGACCTACAGGGTAACGAAGTAGACACCTCAGATATAGAGTACCTCTCTAAGCTGGACGCGCTCTACGCTAACGCCGGGGACGAGGTCCGCACTCTACACGGTACCAATACCGACGGCTACCCTATACAGCGCGGTAACCTGCTTACGCTGACAGCGGGGCTCTATGCTCCTCTGGCTGCTATGACTAAGGCCGGAGTTACAGACTTACCGGAGCGGCTCTTACTCAGATCCATTAAAAGCAACTACGGCGGAGCTAACATAAAGCTGTTTATAGACCTGCCCGCTATTTATAACGTAGGCTTCCTTACCTATGCTAGTTACTTCTCCGGTAAAAACTTAGCTATCCTAAGTAACCGGATAGACTTAGCGGAGAACGTAAGCGGGCTAACCTTACGGGAGGTACACCCGGACGACGCTACAATTATAGAGTAATGGATATACGGATAACAAAGCTGGTAGTACCAGCCAGAAGCAGAAACGGGAGAGTATATACCGGGAGCAGCAATATAACCGTTAACAACGGATCCGGAGGCGGGGGCAGCACTTCACACCCGCGGCTACACTCTGTAACAGATCCGCTGGACCACGCCGCAGCGGACGCCTCAGACTACGACAAAGCGCTAGGGAGTAACGCTACTACCGGGGCGCTGGAGTGGTTCGCTAAATTATGGAAGAGAGTAGGGGCTGTTATTAGTCCGGCTACTGCTGGAGACTATCTCTACGTAGCCGCGACCGGCGCGGTACAGGCTATATATGGCGCTTGTACAGGAGCGGTAAACAGCGTAGGAGTACGGGGTTCTACAGACTCCGGCTTTGGGGTATACGGTACCTCTGGCACTTCTTACGGAGTAGTGGGTAATTCTACCTCCGGCGGCGGCGGGTACTTTTACTCAACCAGCGGCAAAGGCGGTATATTTACTTCTAACTCCAATATTGCTCTGGAAGCCACAGGCTACGCGGGCCCAGTAGTAGCTATTAATACCGCAGGCAGCACATTTAACACTGATTTTAATTTACTCAGATTAAAAATAGACACCACGGGGACTGCTGCGGCAGGTTTAGGGTCTTCGATTGATTTTCATATTGAGCAAGCTAGCGGGGCGAGCAGTAATAGCGCGGCGATAGTTGCAATACTTACAGACGTAACCTCCGTAACCTCCGCCTTTATCTGGAGGTTACGAAATGCCGGGGGAGCTATAGCTGAAGTAATGAGACTCTCCGGCGCGGGCGTACTGAATGTATTAACCGGCTTCTCCGTAGGCGGGACGCCTGCCGTAGCAGACGGGACGTATACGGTAGGGATAGGCCCCACAACTAACGGGACCATAACAACTAGGGGCGGGATAATTACAGCGGTAACCCAGGCAAGCTAAAGGCCTTTACAGTTTTACTATTTAGGTAGTATTTAATAAAAACCTTTAGCCTGTGATAGCCCACATACTTAACTACATTACAGACTCCGGGCGTACAGCCGCTACCTCCGTGGTAGGAGCGGTAACCGGACAAATAGCCTACGAGTCAACAACTATAACGAGTATTAACACCGCCTTCCAACACGCCGCCTGGACCGTAGCAATACTAGCCGGGATAATGACTATGGTTAACCTGTTCTTTCCACTACGGACCTTTTACCTGAGATATAAAAGAAAACACCATGAAGACCCGGATACTGACTAACTGGAAGAGCTCTATTATAGGGCTACTAATAGCCGCTGTAACCTTAGCCGCGGTAGCTTTTAAATATGCTACGTGGGAGGAGGCCGTAGGCTTCTTAACCTTAAGCGGCTTACTAACCTGGGTAAAGGACTCAATCTTTAAAGTATGAAAAACTTAATCTTACTCCTGCTGCTGCTTACCTTCGCCGGCTGCGTTACACAAAATAAATGTAACCAGAAGTACCCACCGGTAGAGACGATTATAACAAAGGACAGCGTTATTAGAACCGTGGAGACTATCTACTCCGACACTACGATATACTACCAGCTCCCCGCCGATACAGTTACCGAAGTGGTAGAAGTGGAGAGGGCTACCCAGATAAAGCCCAGCGTACTAAAGACCGGCTACTCTATCTCTACGGCGTACGTTAAAGAAGGGAGGCTCTACCATAGCCTTATCCAGAATGATACACTCTTAAGATTAAACATAGATAACGCTGTAAGGAGTACCTGGGAGTCCGCCTCTAAGTTTTACAATAAGGAGACGGTAAAGGTAGAACGCGTCCGCTATATACCTAAATGGGTATGGCTGGCTCTGGGAGTAGCCCTTATAGCTTTAATGGGATGGGCTATAAAGCTAATTAGTATCTTTAAGCCCGTTTAGGTAATCTATTACCAGCCTGTTAGCGTTATTAATAAGGCTCCAGTCCTCCTCTATATAAATGTCTGTTACCTTCATTCCTTCGTTTACGTGGTTAAGCGCGGAGTGTACGGTATACTTATCTATCCCGCAGCGGTTAAGAGCTATAGTAGCCCAGCTATGGCGGGCGGCGTAGTACTCCAGATCCCAGTCCCATAGTTTATATTATTTAGAATCGTTCTAAATTTACAGTAGTATGCAATTATTTATGAAAATAAATTGCAAAACACTTGCATACTACTATTCCAATGTATTACATTTGTAGCACACTGTGTTGCAAATATAGCACACTGTGTTGTAAAAATCAATAACCAAAAGTAATTAACTAAATATGGCTATAAGGTTAACCGCGGTAACGCTTACGAGTATGAGAGGTAATACCGCCTTATTCGTTGACTTGGCTAACGAATTCCAACTATCTAACATTCCAACGGTCCGCCGCTGGATCCGGGAGAACAAAATAAACGGACCCTTAACGAGTAAGGCCTCCCTCTCCTTAATATCTAAAGCTCTAAACGTGCCAGAGCTTAACCTGCTGGAGGAGGTAAAAAATGAAACTAACAGTAAGAGAAGGACAGATCCTTATCCTGCTATCTCAGGATAGGACAGTTAAAGAGATAGCCAACCTTAGTGGGCGCTCTATCCACACCATTAACGCCCAGATAAAAAGCGCAAAATTAAAACTAAGCTGCTTTACCGACCACGGACTAGTAGCTAAATATCTGACTGAATGCTTAATGTAAACCTAATCCCTAAACAATGAGAACGGAAGTTAAACTGATTACCCCCGATGAGGCTAAAAATATCCTCCGGAAAAACACCCGTAACGTAGCGGTTAATAACGCGCTAATTCAGAAGTACGCTATAGCAATGCGCGCTGGTAAATGGTCTTTAACAGGGCAAGGTATTTCGATAGCTGAGGACGGCACTCTTATAGATGGCCAGCACCGATTATTAGCAATACTGCGGAGCGGAATTGCGCAGTGGATGCTTGTAATTTCGGAGTTAAATTATGACGCCACATTCAATTTTTACGACACGGGTAGAATTAGAGGCGCGTCTACTATTTTATCCCTCTACGCAAAAAACGCTAAAGTAATTTCCGCCTGTATAAATTTTGTGCACCTCCTTACTATATCCGCGGATACTAACCATTTAAGGCTAAGTAATGACCAGATTGTAGAAACGTATACTCTAAACCCTACTATTTACGACAGAATAGCCAAAGATGCTAGGAGTTTATACGAGCATTCTAACCTTGTTAATACCTCCTTAGTCGCGGGAATGATGGCTTATTTAGTATTAATAAAATTACGTGACTACGAAGACGTGTATGCCTTTTTTAAACAACTGATGACCGGGGAGAGTGATTCGCAAACCGTGAAATATACGCGCGCTTTTTTAATCCGCCAAAAAACTTCTACGCGCCAACTAAAAAACGAAGCTAGGCTTTGGCTTTTAATAAAAACGTGGAACTATTACATAGACAAAAAAGAAGTCAGTAATATGACTATGCCAACGCAGCGCGTAGATTTTATTTAAAACCAACCCCCGAATGCTTAGTTTAATTGAAGAGAAGACCTTAAGAATAGAAGCCGCCCGGATGGGAGCGGAGATAGCCTTATCCCGCTTAGGCCTTATTAAGGACGAGATAAGCCAGCGCGAAGCCTTCCGTATGTTTACGGAGGCCCGCGTCCGGAGCTGGGCTAACCAGGGACTTATTAGCAGAGTGAAACCAGGAGACCGTAACTCTAAGGCCTCCTACAGTCGTATAGAGCTGGAAACTATTAACAGCCTCGAACTTAACCGTAAACTCAAATAAACACCTACAACAATGGAAAAAACAATTAAAACTACTGAGCAATGGATTACCCAGCACCTACCGGAAGAGGTAAGTAAGAGAGCAATAAGAAATATTAAAGCCTTAAAGTCGGACCCGGTAAGCTATTTAAAATTTGAAAAGTCCAGCGTACATGAAGCGCTGCATGGTGCCTTCGTCTGGGACGCGTCCCCGGAAAAGCATAACTACTGGAGCGCTATAGCTGGCAGAGCGCTAAAAGGGGAGTTCGACAAACCTATAAACCCCGATCCTGAAAAACAATTAAGAGAACCCTGGAACGACGAGGAGCTAGCTATACTCCGTAAGCTCTTTCCGCAGAATGATAACGAGGCTATAGGCCGCCTTATCAACCGTACCTCCTCCGCAGTGAGTAACAAAGCCCGCAGGCTTAAGCTCCAGAAGTCTAAAGAGTATCTCCGCGCACACCCGCCCGTAACCTTCCGCCCGCTGTCCTTCTGGGCGCGTCTGGGTAACTTCCTCTTCGGATGATAGCGCGCTGGTTACTTCTCCGCCGCTGGAGAAGGTCTTTACAGATAGGACACTCTGTAAGATACCAGAAGGACGGAGACTACGCCTACGAGATCCGACTAATAGAAGACGGGGAGTTAACCGTCTGGGACGCGGACGCTATGGACTACCTCTCCTTCCCGATTAAAAAAGCATATCCAATTAATCAAACAACAAAATTATGAGCTTCGAGGAATTTAAAAAAGAAATAGCGGGCAGATGTAAAGCACAGTCAGCCTGTAGCAAAGAGTACGGAAGACTTTTAGCGTCCTCCAATTTTGCGGAATTATTTACCGTCCTAAAGGATAACATAAACTGGGTATTTAATAATAACATACTCGACGCGGAAGTACTACTCCCCGTAATTACGGAGGCTAACTTTTCGAATATCTGGGTAAATGTAGACGCCTCCTCTGGTTATTTATTCGCGTCGGGCAGTGCCAGCGTGAAAGCGTGGGGCAGTGCCAGCGTGAAAGCGTGGGGCAGTGCCAGCGTGAAAGCGTGGGACAGTGCCAGCGTGAAAGCGTCGGGCAGTGCCAGCGTGAAAGCGTGGGACAGTGCCAGCGTGGAAGCGTCGGGCAGTGCCAGCGTGGAAGCGTCGGGCAGTGCATTTGTCTCTTCCCACTATTCTATAGAATGTAAAATATCTGAAAAAGCTATTTACAGGAACATATCCGCGGGATCCTTAACGATGCTAGAAAACACCTACGTAATAATAAACCCAAACAACTAAATAATGGAAATCAAAGTAACCTTAAACGCCTCCCCGGAATTCCTGGAGGGCCTTAAACTTCTGGCTCTGGCCTTAACCGGTAAAGCCTCCTTACCCTGTGATAACCTGCCCGCGAAAGTGGCAGCAGATGAAACCGTAAAAGCCCCGGATCCGCAGAAGCCGGAAGCTGAAAAAGTACCCGCTACCAGAACCCGCAGACCTGCACAAACCCCCGCAGCACAAACCCCCGCTGAGGAGCCTAAGCCGGAAGCGCCCGCCCGTAAAATAACCTTCGAGGACGTAAGGGCAGCAGTACAACCAGTAAGCGAAGCCGGTAAGCGCGAAGAGGTAAAAAAGCTCTTAGCAGAGTTCGACTGTACCCGCGTACCTGAGTTACCAGAGGAACGCTTCGAGGAGTTTATCCAGCGCCTACAAACCTTATGAGCCACGCCCTACTCTCTCCCTCCAGCGCTAGCCGCTGGCTGTCCTGCCCTCCGTCTGCCAGGCTAGAGGAGCCCTTCCCGGATAACAGCGGCGACGCCGCCCGGGAGGGTACCCTCTGCCATACCTTAGGAGAGGCTATCCTACGCCGCTACTTCCAGCTTATTAGCGCGGTACAGTTTGACGCCCTTATGTCTGACATAGTGAAGTCTGAGTACTATAACGCGGACTTACAGAGCTACGCCGAAGCCTACGCCGCCTATGTTATAGAGCGCTACTCCGAAGCCAGAAAAACAACTAAGGACGCTATAATTAAGATAGAGGCTAAACTTAACCTTACCGACTATATCCCGGAAGGATTTGGGACCGGAGACGCTGTTATTATAGCGGACGGTACTATGGAGATAACCGACCTTAAGTACGGTAAAGGAGTCCGGGTAAACTGCGAGCGTAATAAGCAGATGATGTTATACGCCTTAGGCGCCCTTAGGGAGTTCGACTTTATGTACGCTATAGATACCGTCCGGATGAATATTTACCAGCCGCGTATAGATAATATAAGTAGCTGGGAGATATCCGTAGAGGAGCTGGAGCTCTGGGCTACTCAGGAGCTTATACCTACCGCTGCTCTGGCCTTCGCCGGAGAGGGCAACTTTACCGCCGGGGAACATTGTAGGTTCTGTAAAGCCCGTACGCAATGCCGCGCACTGGCAGAGGAGAACCTTAAGCTAGCGGAGTATGACTTTAAAGACTCCCACTTTTTAACCGATCTGGAGATAAGCGATATTATGAACCGGGCGGATATGTTTAAGACCTGGCTCTCCTCAGTAGAAGAGTACGCCCTACTCTCCGCTATTAACGACGGTAAGAAGTGGCCCGGCTATAAGCTGGTAGAAGGCCGTAGCGTCCGGCTTATCTCCGACAAAGATAAGGCTATCCTATCCCTGCAAAGTAACGGGGTTAAAGAGGAGGTCTACCTGGAGAAGAAACTAGCCAGTATAACCGCTCTGGAGAAGCTCTTATCTAAGACAACTTTTAACGCTCTACTGGGACACCTTATAATTAAACCGGCGGGTAAACCTACGCTGGTCCCAGAGACCGACAAGCGCCCGGAGTGGAACTCCGTAGAATCAGCAGTAGCAGACTTTCAATAATTAACCCTATGACTAAAAAAGAACTTAAAAGCAAAGTAAACGCCCGCGCCCTGAGCCGTAAGAAGTCCTGTAAGATATCTACCCGCGGAAGTAAGAACTACCATAAGACCGCAGGGCGTAGGCTGGGCCTCGGGGGTACGGATAACGTCTCCAGCACAAAGATAGGAGCCGGGGACGTAGTAGCGCGAAGACGCCTACCAATGTCTACACTCCATAAGCGGGACCACCGGAGTAATGAATTAATAGGAATGAAGTAATAACCCTTTAACACAATAAACAAACAATGGCAAACGAAGTAAAAACCACTAAGGTAGTAACCGGTAAAGTCCGCTTCTCCTACCTGCACGTCTGGGAGCCTCAGGCTATAGACGGGGGTACAGAAAAGAAATACTCTGTATCTCTTATTATCCCGAAGTCAGACACTAAGACTCTGGCAGCTATTAACTCCGCTATCTCCGCCGCTAAGGAAGCCGGAAAAAGTAAGTGGGGCGGTAAGATCCCGCCGAAGTTAAAGCTCCCGCTCAGGGACGGCGACGAAGAGAGGCCGGAAGACGAGGCCTACGTTAACGCCTACTTCCTTAACGCTACGGCTAAGACTAAGCCCGGGATAGTTGACAAAGCAGTACAACCGATTATAGACCAGGAGGAGCTTTACTCCGGCTGCTTCGGTAGAGCCTCCGTTACCTTTTTCGCCTTCGACACCAACGGGAACAAAGGTATAGCCTGCGGCTTAAATAACATACAAAAGCTGGAAGACGGGGAGAGCCTGGGCGGAAGACAAACCGCAGAAGCAGACTTCGGACAGGAGACAGACGACCTCTTTTAAACGAGGCTTACGGGGTAGACCGGAGAGGTACCGGCAAGGGCCCATAACCCTAAGTACGGAGGTTCGATCCCTCCTCCCGTAGCAAAATAATAAACCAAAATAAAACTAAAAAATGTACTTAGCCGCTTTAATCCTGTCCCTCTATTTTAACTCAGTAGCCCCTGGGACAGGCTTAACTGTGGTAGTAGAATCCGACCACGCCCAGAGAGAGCTTCCCTTAACTTATGCTCTACCTGTTCACAGCTTTAAACTAGCTGTACTACCTAGTATCCGCGGGTGCGCTTATCCTTCTACTGTACTCTTATTTGTACCTCTAACCGTAAGCCGTAGAGTCTGGGGAGGTAATTACCCCAGCGGCTTTATTTAGGTTTTAAAGGAGGGGCTACCTTCTATAAAAAAATAGTTAACCTCTTTGTCGTGTAGCTCAGTAGGCAGAGCTCCGCTGTACCCGGCGGGAAATAGTGGTCCAACTTCGTAGCGGTAGGGAAGACTACAAAGCGCTAACAGCTATTAGCGCGGGCGCTGGTTCGAGTCCAGCCACGGCGACAAAATATTAAAAGTGTATGCAGACCAGACCTACAACCGGTAAACTTATACAGCTACTTCCTGGAGGAGGACGTAAGGTACTGGAGCAGGATAAGCCCTTCGCTATCCTACAGGAGCTTAAAAAGAATTACATACGCTACGGCTTTAATAAAGACACCTTAAAGATTACCTACTGATATGCCTACGCCCGCAGAAGTTAAAGCCCACAGAAAAGATAAGGAGACGTTTATAAACCAGCTACGGTTTAACTTTGAATTAGTAGCCTCCGTAATGCCGGACCACGTTAAAGAGCAAGCAGAGGCGGAAGGCTGGGACAAAGTAATAGACGCTTACAGGGGGCTACCTGTAGAGCTAGAGCCGGACATAATAGAGACCTTAAAAAGGAAGGGCTTAAACATAACGGATAAGGGCTCTATTATAGTAGACCTGCCTAACGGTAAAGCCGCCTACTCTATATTCAGGTCTTACGACATAATCCAGGAGGCGGAGCACGCCTTCCCCGCGCCTATGTCTATAGGTACCGTACCGAACCTTAAAACTGTAGTACAGCAAAAAACACACGTCCCAGATATGGACCGGGAGGGTAGGTACAGAAGGAGAGATAGTATACTCCTAAATATACAGGATCAGATAAAGATGCACGAAGGGAATATAGCGGAGGCGGAGAGAGTAGAAAAATACGAGCTAGTCCCGATATTCCAGAGAGAAATAGAGAACCTAATAAAAGAACGGATAAAAGTAGAAGCCACTAACTACGATTATCTAGAGGCCCGTAGGCATATACTACAGGATCTAAAAAATAACCCCCTGTTAGTTTTAGCTAGGCCCAATATGACGGACGAAGAGCTTTTTACTTTCGGTCAGAATCTTATAGCCTTTAACCTGCTGGACTACCCCCGGAAAGACGTAAAAGATATTAGAGCTTTTGAGGCGCTACTCCAGTTAATAATAAAACTAAAGGAGACAACCCCGGAGGGTATTAACCCGGTAACTAACCGGCTTAACTACCTTACCGGTACACTTACCAACGTGGAGACCAGCGTTAAACTTCGCTTTTATAGCGATAGAAAAGGCGGGCTCCGGAAGCCCAAAAATAAAACGGAGGAGAGAATACTGGAGCAATCAAATAACGAAACGAAAAGAATAATATACGAGATGGGTACAATAAGGGATAACGCGGAATTCATAAACCAATTACTGAAACCAAAAAGCCAGCAACCGGAGCCAGATAGCGAGCCTAGCCGTAAACCGGTTACTAACCCGGTCCCGGCTAAACATAAGGAGCTCTCTATAGATATTGAAACTTACAGCCCTGTAAGCCTTAAAGACTCCGGAGTATATAAGTACGCGGAGCATAGAGACTTTAGGATCCTACTATTTGCTTACGCCTTCGACGACGAGGCGGTAAACATTATAGACGTAGCCAGCGGAGAAACTTTACCGCAGGAGGTAGCGGACGCGCTACTGGATCCGGACATTACTAAGACGGCTTTTAACGCCCTCTTCGAGCGGACCTGTATAAACCGGGACTGGTTCTCCCTGCTGGGGTACGCTACCCCGATAGTAACCCCTGTAGAGCAGTGGTCCTGCACAATGATAAAGACCGCCTACTTAGGCCTTCCGCTATCCCTCGAAGCAGCCGCCGCAGTACTTAAGCTCCCGGTACAAAAGATGGAAGAGGGTAAGGCCCTTATACGCTACTTCTCTATACCCTGCAAACCTACCGCAGCTAACGGGGGCCGGACGCGTAACCTACCCGCAGACGCGCCGGAGAAGTGGGCTAAATTTAAGGAGTACTGTATAATGGACGTAGAGGTAGAGCGCGGCCTTAAGGCTAAACTCTCCTTCTACGATCTGCCAGAGATGGAGCGGAGACTCTACATACTGGACCAGCAGATAAATGACAGAGGCGTCCTTATAGACCGGTCCTTTGTACAAAGCGCTATAAGCATAGACGAGGCGTATAAGGACGAGTTAAAGGTAACCGCTAAGGATCTTACCAACCTGGAGAACCCGAACTCTATACCACAGCTTAAGGGCTGGATAGCGGAGCAGACAGGCGTAGAGGTAAACAGCCTTACGAAGGAGTCCGTAAAAGAGATATTAAAGACCGTACCGGCGGACGAAGTTATAGAAGTCCTAAAGCTCAGACAGGAGCTCTCTAAGACTTCGACTAAGAAGTATAACGCTATGCTGGAGGCGGTAGGAGAAGACGACCGGATCCGGGGCCTGCTACAGTTTTACGGGGCTAACCGGACGGGACGCTGGGCCGGACGTTTGGTACAGGTCCAGAACTTACCGCAGAACCATTTAGGAGACCTGGACCGGGCCCGGAGTATTGTAGCCGATAAAGACGCGGACCTCCTGGAGTTACTCTACGGTAACGTACCGGACACGCTCTCCCAGCTTATCCGTACGGCCTTTATCCCGGCTCCGGGTAATACCTTTATAGTAGCGGACTTCTCCGCTATAGAGGCCCGCGTAATTGCCTGGCTAGCGGGCGAACAGTGGAGGCTGGACGTATTTAACTCCCACGGTAAAATATACGAGGCCTCCGCTTCTCAAATGTTTAGGGTACCCATAGAGACCGTAACCAAAGGATCCGACCTAAGACAACGCGGTAAAGTCTCAGAGCTGGCTCTGGGCTACCAGGGCGGAGCCGGGGCCCTCGTATCTATGGGAGCCCTAAAGATGGGACTAAAGGAGTCCGAACTCCCAGAGCTGGTAGACCGCTGGAGACAAGCTAACCCTAATATAGTGGAGCTCTGGGGCACCTTTAATGCCGCCGCGAAGACAGCAGTAAAAGAGGGTACCCTCCAGACCATAGCCCACGGCGTAAGCATAGAGAAGCGCGGAAGCGTACTTTATATTAACCTCCCCTCCGGGCGCCGCCTGTCCTACTTCCGCCCGCGTATGGGTACTAACCGCTTCGGTAGTGAGTCAGTAATTTACGAAGGAATGAACCAGACTACTAAGAAGTGGGAAGTAGTAGAGACCTACGGCGGTAAGCTGGTAGAGAACGTAGTACAGGCTATAGCCCGGGACTGTCTGGCCTACGCTATGCTGGAGCTGGATAAGTACGGCTATGATATAGCTATGCACGTCCACGACGAAGTAATTATAGAGGTAGGAGATATGGACGAGGACCACTATTTAGCAGACGCCTGTAAGATTATGGGAGAGCCTATACCCTGGGCTCCGGATCTACCACTAAGGGCAGACGGCTATATTACTAACTACTACAGGAAGGACTAAATGAAGCCCAGCTCAGTAACCCGCGACACCCGCTACGGTAGTCTTACCGCTATCTACCGCCTACCCTCCAGAGGAGGACACGCGCTCTGGCTCTGCCTGTGCGACTGTGGCAATACTACAAAAGTAGCAGCTACCCATTTAGTAAGAGGTAATACTAAGTCCTGCGGCTGCGGTAGGATCCGACACGGTAACAGCGCCTCTATAACTTACGTAAGCTGGCGGGCTATGGTACAGCGCTGCACTAACCCGCTGGATAGAAACTACGGGAACTACGGAGGGAGAGGTATAAGCGTCTGTAGCCAGTGGCTTAAGTCCTTTAAGAACTTTATTACAGACGTAGGCGTAAGACCTGACACCTACCACACCTTAGACCGGATAGACCCTAACGGTAACTACGAGCCCTCAAACGTACGCTGGGCTACTGCTAAAGAACAAGCCAATAACCGCCGCCCTCCGGTAGAAGTAACCGAAGACCTACCCTTTTAAAGTATGAAAGTGTTATTAGGTTTTGAGGAGAGCCAGGCGGTAACTAACGCGCTACGTAGTAAAGGGGTAGAGGCTTATAGCTGTGATATAAAGCCCTGCTCCGGCGGGCACCCTGAGCACCACTTACAAATGAATATACTCGACGCCCTTAATTTACATAAATGGTACTTTATAGGGATACACCCAGTATGTACAAAAATGGGAGTATCTGGTAACTGGGTATACGCTAAAGGAAAACCTAAAGAGAGAGAGAGACTGGAAGCTATAGAGCAGACTATCTCCCTCTGGCTAACAGTTTGTAAAAAAAGTAAAAGCGTATATATGGAGAACCCTATAGGGGCTTTAAACTCAGACCGTAGGTTACCCCGCCCGCAGATAGTACAACCTTACAACTTCAAAGAGGACGCTAGTAAGGCTACCTGTTTATGGCTAAAAAACTTAGAGCCTCTTACCTCTACCGGATATATAGAACCCCGGATAGTAAACGGCAAGAAACGCTGGAGTAACCAGACAGACAGCGGACAAAACAAACTTTGGACCTCTAAAAACAGGGCAGAACTGAGAAGTAAAACCTTCCCCGGTATAGCCTCCGCAATGGCTGAGCAGTGGGGGCGCTTATTATGACTACCCAGCAACTAATAAGCGGCTTACTCGACATAGAAGCCCGGCGTATCTCTACCGACTGTATAATAGATATGGTACCAGAATTAATAATGAAGCTGGACGCTATTACCCGCTACCAGAAAGCAAAAAGAAGGAAGACTAAAAAGGAATACTCGAATTACTTAGTACTTAATGACCTCGTAACAAATGGATAAAATGAGCTACTCAGAACAACTAAAAGACCCCCGCTGGCAGAAGAAGCGGTTACAGATAATGGAGCGCGACGGCTTCCAGTGCGCTCTCTGTATGGACGACAAATCTACTTTACACGTTCACCATAAAAAGTACATATACGGACGTAAACCGTGGGAGTATAAAAACGAGGCCCTTGTTACCCTATGCGAAAACTGCCATAAAAAAGAGCACTCTGCCTTATAGTCTAAAAAGAAGCCCTCCCCCCT